AGATCAATTACTGGGCATCTTCCAAAAGTTTGGAATTGACCCGAATGCGCACGGTGTGAAGTTCGAATCAGAGGTGAAACTTGAAGCCGAGGCACGTCTTGCTGATGGCAACATGATTTACACAAGTGCCGATGTATTCGGTGTTGGTTCGGATTGCTACATGAAGGATGCGGAAGGAAATGTATTTCCGGTTGGAGCTGGTGAATATCCACTCGAAGATGGAAAGATTCTCATCGTTGGTGAGGACGGCAAAATTGCTGAAGTAAAAGAGATAGAAGTTGAAAGTGAAATGAGCAGCGAAGACATCATTGCTACAATCAATTCACTATCACAAAAAATCTCTGACCTTCAGAGCGCACTCGATTCAAAGAACGCTGAACTTTCTGCGGTGAGCGAAGAACTTGCAAAGGCAAAGACTGAAGCCACAGTAAGTGCAACTGAACTTGCTGCACTCAAGAAAGCTCCAGCGACTGCTTCGGTAAAAGAAAAGAAAGCGACCTTGTCTGCTTCTGCTCCTGCTAAACCATGGGCGCAAATGACATACCAAGAGCGTGTACTTGCTGAAATTCAAAAAATTCAAAAATAAATAATTAAAAAAAAATGGCTACAACAACTAACCTTACCACAACTTACGCTGGTAAAGTTGCAGGCGGTTACATTCGTGCCGCGCTGCTTTCGAACGAATCTCTTAAAGGAGTAACCGTTCTTGAAAACGTGGACTACAAAGCAGTAGTACGCAGATTAACTGATTCAATTTCTTTCGCTGATGCCACTTGCGATTTCACTCCATCTGGCACTGTGACATTGAACGAGAAAATTCTTGAGTTGAAGAAATTCCAAATTCACCGCGAGATATGCAAAGGTGATTTGAACACTTCAAACTTGCTTTACGATTGGGATGCAAAAGAAACACAAGATGGTGTTCTTCCAGTGTCTTTGACTGATGCTTTGATTGCTAACATTTTGGGCGGTGCTGCTGCTGCAAATGAAACAATGATTTGGCAAGGTCTTGGAACTGCAAACACTTACAAAGGTTTTTGCGAATTGATTCAGGATGCTGGTGATGATCAGAATGCTGGTTCAGGTGCATTAAATTCATCTACTATTGTAGGTGCTATCGAAGACCTTGTTGATGCTTGTCCTGATGCCGTAAAAGGTGCAACTGAAAAGCCAATCATCTACATGTCATTGAATGCTTGGGAAGGGTTTATGGTTGCTTCTGCTGCTGCTGGAAACGGATGGTACACTTACGGTGGTCCTGAAATGCCTAAACAATACTTGGGTTATCAAATCTTTGTTTGCCCAGGATTGTACGCTGATCACATGTTGATGACTCAAAAGTCAAACTTGTATTTTGGTACAAATCTTTTGAATCAGTGGAATGAGGTTAAGGTTCTTGACATGTCGGAACTGGATGGTAGTGACAATGTACGTTTCAAGTGTAACTTCTTCGCAGGTGCGCAGATTGGTTTCACTAATGAAATTGCTACTTGGGGAACTAACTTCTAATAATCAAAAACAATAGGGCGGTGTAATAGCCGCCCTTTAATAAAATACAAATATGAGTTGTAACTTAACCACAGGCTTTCTGCTAACGTGTAACGATGCAGTTGGTGGAATCAAAAATATATACTTAATAAACCACGAAAACGTAACTGGTATCACAGTTGCAGGTGGTGAAATGACAGCTGCAACAGGTACTGTGTTTCAATACCAGCCAAACAAGAACACTGGTTCGGTTACTTTCAACCCAACCGTATCACTTGAAAATGGAACTGTGTTCTACACACATCAGTTGCAATTCACTCTCGGTAAACTATCAGTCGCAAAGCGCAACGAAATTGAAATTCTTGCGAAAGCGAAAGTGATGGTATTTGTTGAGATGAATGATGGGCAAACAATGGTCCTTGGCTATGGTACTGGTGCGTTCATGACCGCTGGAACTTTCCAGAGTGGTGCAACATTTGGTGATCTTCAGGGTTATCAAATAACTATCACTGCGGATGAGCAAAACCAACCTTTGTTCTTACCAGCTGGTGATGATGTTACAGATATCGGTTTAACGATTGACTAACCACAACTAAATTAAATCAAAAGGGTGGGCGCACTGCCCACCTTTTTTATATATGGTCTATCTTAACACAAATACTGCGAATCAAAC